GCCATTTGGTCCAAGGCGTGTGGCGTCAGGCTTCCTGTAAGGTCGGCAGCGACTGCCGCAACGTAGCGGCGCCCTTGCCTTAGGCTGACGCTGTGCCGTTGCGCTAGGACCTGGGCTGCATAGGCTGACCCGGCGCCGGAGCTTAGAAGCGCCAGCGCTTCGGCCTCGCGGCTGGCGCGTTGTTTGTCAGTGCAACGGGTCATCAACCCAGCGCCGGAACTAGCGGGTCAGTCGATCCGTCCGGCCACGGGTAGGGTTTACGTCGCCACTCCTGTGAAATGTCCAGCAGAGGCAGGCCGGTTAGATCGCGCAGGTCGTCGATGTCGATCGCTGACGCTACCCGATCAAGGTCTATCCATTGATCGCCTTGTTCCTCCTCCCAGTAGGTGTTCGACTGGTCAGCGCAGGCGTGAAATAGCTCGCTTAGCTTGTCCGCTGGCACGGCGTCGATCCGTTCTTCGGCCCAGTACGGGTCCGCGTCGTCAGGGGCGTACTGGTCGAGCGCCTTAATCACGGCCTTAGCCCAGTCCCTAGCGGCCCAGTCTTCCCAGGCCTCGTCCTGTAACTGTTGCAGCAGTTCGGAGTGGTCATCCTCCGCTAGCAACGGGTAACGTTCCAGCCCTTGCAGTTCTTCGATCATGCCGTCCGTGACGTAGCGGATGTCGAGGCTGAGCCCTGGGCCATCGCCGTCAGCGCCAGCCGCTAACGCCTTCCGGTGGTCGTCACGAAAGACCCGGGCATTCGATCGGTAGATGCTCGGAGCACTGTAACCACCGGGCCAGCTGCAATCATCGTCTAAATAGGCTGACTGCCACAGCAGCAACGGGCCACGCCAGTGGAACGACGCGCAGAGTTCGGCAGCAGCTTCGGCGGTGTCAGCGCTGACGTAACGACCGTTAGGACCTGGGAAGCTCTCACCTAGTGACCGGAAGGCGTAGGAATAGTCGCCATCCGTGGCGCGATTATCGATGACCCAGTGGCCCTGGCATCCATCGATGGCATCGATGCGGCGCTGTAGTTCTGGGGATAGTTTCGACATGAGGTGAGGGGTGATGGGGTGATGGGGTGATGGGGTGATGGGATCAACAGAACCGGAAGACAAGCCAGCGAGCCGGTGACCATTGGATCAAGCTGTAACCGTCGCAGGTTTCCAACTCGGCCCATGCGGCTGCCCAGTCGATGCAGCGGAACGGCCATCCATCACAGCTGGCGTTCTGGAGCCCAGAATCCTCGAATAGCTGCTGAGCGTAGTCGGCGCCGGCGTGTTCTTCGGTGTAGCCTTCCGCTTCACCCTGGAACGTATCCTCGACGTTGTCCGGCGTAACGCCTAGCGCGTCGAGTTCGGCGACGATCGCCGCGACGGCTTCCGGGTCAGAGTCGCCAGCGACGCCGCAATCCTCCAGAGCTTCGCCCCAGTCTTCGGTAAGCCAAAAGCCGAAGCAGGCGCCGTCGCCATCACTGGCGCCAAAGTGGAAGCCGACCGGCGCGGCGTCGTTCAGGGCTTCGGTCAGGTCGTTTAGGGTTTGCGCCGCGTCGTCGTCGTCCCAGTCGTCGGCGCTGGAGTCTTCTCCAACTAGGCGTTGGAGGCGGGCCAGCAGATCAGACGGTAGCAGGTCGGGGCGATCAGAGCGCACCGCTAGGTCTTCGGCGACGTTCCAGAACGTAACTAGCAGGTCTTCGGTTCTGAGTGTGTCGACGCTGGCGATCCAGGGGAAGTGCTCCAGCTTGTCGTTGCTGTAGTAGGTCATCGGGTAGGCGCAGCATGGCCACGGGTCGGGCCTAGGTGCTGCTTACCTCGCACAATACAGCACAAAAGGCGATCATGCAAACTGCCTCCCACAGTTCGCACAGTCCCATCCGTCGCATCGGTGAGACTGCGCCGCTACTGTCTCACCTGTCGCAGCTTGCGATTCCGGCGATTCCACATCGCGCCGAACTCTGCTAGTCATATTCCGCAACGTTGGAGCGCATCGGCTCGCATTTCTGCGCTGCCGCTGCTAGGCTTGCACAGTACACCGGCACACCCACCGATGGCCTACCTGATCCGACCCCTCCCCTTCCTGTTCTTCCTGGGCTGCGTCCTTGCCGTAGGGCTGCTCAACCGTTCGACCAATGACGCCCTGGCACGCTGCGAGAGCCGACCCGGCGCAACCGTTGCTGAGTGCCGGCTGATCGTCCTAGGCCGCTAGGCCAGCGGGGCTAGTACAACCGCACTACCGACCCTGCCCCTCACCCGGGGTGGGGTTCGGTGCTGCAAGGCGCCAAGCGGCAGTCAGGGAACCTACTGATACAACCCAATTTCTCTTTACTGTTACACAGCCCCGGGGGTAGGGGTTCAATTCCTGTGATACTGTAAACAGGTACCCCCCTAAAAAATGACCACCGCCCCCTCACTGCAGCTGCGCTGGGCCCAGGGTGAGGTGTTTTCGAGCCGCAAACGCTTCCGAGTTCTCGTTGCAGGCCGCCGATTTGGCAAAAGCTATCTGTCTTGCATCGAATTGCTGCGTGGAGCAATCGAACGCCCGGGCGAAACCTTTTTCTACTGCGCCCCGACCTACCGGATGGCGAAGGACATCGCCTGGAAAGTCCTGAAACGCCTAGTCCCCAAGGCTTGGATCAAATCCAAGAACGAAACCGACCTGAAGCTGGAACTCGTCAACGGCAGCACGATCGAACTCAAGGGCACCGAAAACGCCATGGCCCTGCGCGGGCGCAGTTTGTCCGGCGTGGTACTCGACGAAGCCGCGTTCATGGACCGCGAAGTCTGGTTCGAGGTGATCCGCCCGGCCCTCGCGGACAAACAAGGCTGGGCATTGTTCATCTCCACCCCAGATGGAACTGCCAGCTGGTTCTATGACATGTGGTGCTATTGCGACGAGGAGGACCCGGACTGGTCCCGCTGGCAATTCACCACCATCCAAGGCGATAACGTCCCACCAGAAGAAATTGAAGCCGCCCGAGGCCAACTCGACCCTCGAACATTCCGCCAAGAGTTCGAGGCCAGCTTCGAGAATCTCAGCGGTCTTGTTGCGGTCTCATTTTCAGACGACAACATCGACAAAGTGGTCCAAGACCTCCCCGTTTTACCGCTACTGCTGGGGGTGGACTTCAACATCGACCCAATGTCCGGCATCTGTGCGGTGAAAAAGGGCGACGTCCTGTGGGTATTCGACGAAATCATCATGACCGGCGGCGCCACCACTTGGGACCTGTGCGAAGAGATCCAATCCCGCTACGGCGTGGAGCGCCGGATCATTGCGTGCCCCGACCCAACAGGCGGCGCCCGCAAAACCAGCGGCGTTGGCGCCACCGACCACAACATCCTGCGAAAATCCGGCTTCACAGTCTCAAGCCCGCGATCCCCCTGGAAAATCCGCGACAAAATCACATGCGTCAACACCGCCCTCCTCGACGCCACCGGCACCCGCCGCCTATTCATCCACCCGAGATGTAAAGAATTAATAAAATCCCTACGCACCTTGACCTACGCCCCAGGCACCGGCCTCCCCAACAAGAATTTGGGCGTGGATCACGCCTTTGACGCCCTGGGATACCTCTGCCTACAAGTATTTAACCTCGCCAAACCAGAAAACCTGGGCAAGACCAACTATCGTGTGTGGTAGTTACCCCTCAAAGTTATGCCTGGCCATTACGGCGACATGAAGATGCCCAAAGGCGGCAAACCCAAGCCTGGAATGACCAAGAAAACCCCTAAGAAGGGGGCCAAAAAGAAGTAATGTCTCGCAAGCAAGGCCGCGTACCCAAAGACAAAGCGACCGGCTTACCGAAGAAGTACCTCAGCGGCGCCAAAAATAAGAGCGCCAAAGCCCGCGAAATCAAAAGCACCGCTGAGGCATACAAACGCGGCGAGTTTATCGACATCCGCGCCGTTTCTAAATCCAGGACCGAACAAGGTGGCAAGCGCAAAACCCCTAAGCGAGGCAACTAAAAAAGCCCTCCGCACCAAAGCTGAAGGCACCCGCTTCAGTTATGGCGAACTCGCCGCAGTTTATCGTCGCGGCCAAGGCGCCTACCTATCCAGTGGCTCGCGCAACGTCTCAATGGCTGCCTGGGCCATGGGTCGCGTCAACAGCTACGTCTCCGGCAAAGGCGGTGCCCGTAAAGCCGACAGCGACATCTACAAAAAGGCGCGAGGCTAAACCACAGTGGCTACTGGAACGGGCACCATCCACGATGGCGAACTAACCATCTACGACGCTGGCACCCGCACCACAGCGGGCTACTTCACCACCATCGACGCCACAGCAAACTACTGGTCCTTCCAGATCACCGTCACCAACCACACCAGCGGCAACATCAACTTTGATTTTGAAGGCAGCCTGGATGGAACGAACTGGGGCCATATCACTGTCGCCACCAAACACGCGGGCAACTTAACAATCAACGACAACACCACAGTCCTGTATTTCGCAACAGGCAGCCCCTGCCGTTACACACGCACCCACATCACGTCTATGCCAGCCGGCCCCACGGTGGCCTGCAAGGTTGGTGCAATGTAATGACCATCCAAACCATCACCGGCAGTTGTATTCACGTCGAAATCGACGCTGAGGAAGGCACTACACACGCCACTTTTGTCTTCAGAACTCCCTCTATCCCTGAAACCTTGGGCGGTTTCATTACGATGCTGGCAAGTGGCATTGAAATTCTGGTGCCCATCGCTGACCCCAACGAGGAAGAGGAGGACGATGATGACGATTGAGTATCGCGGCGAACAATTTTCCGGCTACAACAAGCCCAAACGCACCCCTAACCACCCGAAAAAGTCTCACGTGGTGCTCGCCAAGGAAGGCGACACGGTAAAACTCATCCGTTTCGGTCAGCAGGGCGTGTCTGGCTCACCAGCACAAAAAGGAGAATCAGCGTCAGACAAGGCCAGAAGGGCATCATTTAAGGCCAGACACTCAAAAAATATCGCCAAGGGCAAAATGAGCGCCGCATTTTGGGCAGACAAGGTGAAATGGTGACTATTTTTCCTGTTGATGGATCCAAGTCTTGAGTTCCGCCACGTATTCACGCAACTCTTGCGCTTTAGCGGCGTGCCAGCCATGTCCAGTTTGTCTGTACAACTCGCCATGCCGATCTATCGCCATCAACATCTGATGGATTAGCACGTTCCACGGTGCCCGGACAGGTGTATTCCACTCGCGCATCGTAAAGACGCCGGGTTTACTGCCAAAATAGAAAAGAAGTAGGAGTTAAACCGTGGTGTACAGCGCCAACATCCCCCCAACTGGCGCTGTCGTCAGCGAGTCCCCATTTGTCCGCAACCTGGACGTCATTGCCATGATGCCGGACTGGAGCGTGATGGCCGCCGTTACCCGAGGCACCAACTACATCCGCGACCTGTCAGAAACTTACCTACCGCAGGAGCCTCGTGAAGACCAGGACGCCTACACCACCCGCGTCGATCGGTCCGTACTTTCGCCGTACACCAGCCGTCTAATCGAAACGGCTGCTGGCGCAATCCTCCGCAAACCGATCCACATCGAGGGCGACCAGTATTGGCTGGACATGGCCCAGAACATCGACGGCTTGGGCTCCAGCATCAATGAGTACGCCCGCCGGGCGTTGGTAAGCAGCCTGACATTCGGCCACAGCGCAATCCTGGTGGATTATCCCGCCGCAATGGGGGCGGTCAATCTTGCTGAAGAACGCGCCCAAGGTCGCCGCCCCTATTTCGTCCACGTCGATGCCCCCCAAATCTGGGGCTGGCGCAAAGAAGACGGCACCAACCGCCTCTTGCAAGTCCGCATCCACGATTACGACGTCCGCCCGCTGAACGAATTTGGCGAAGAGCAGATCGAGCAAATGCGGGTGATCTACCCAGGCCGCTACGACCTGTACACCCTGGGCCAAGCAGTAGTCGAATTTAGCGAAACCGGCGGCTACAGCCTGGACGAAATCCCCTTGGTACCGATATACAGCAACCGCCGGGGCCTATTAATCTCTCAGCCCCCACTGCTGGACATCGCCAACCTGAACATCACCCACTACCAACGCCAAGCCGACCTTATCCACGCCCTCCACATCGCAGCCATGCCCACCCTTGTTCTAGAGGGCTGGGACGACACAACGGGCAACGCAACGATGGGCGTGAATTACGCCATTGCCATGCAACCGGGCAACAAGGCGTACTACGTCCAGGCCGACGCCACCAGCTTCGACGCCCAGATGGCCGAGCTGCAATCGCTGGAATCCCAGATGTCCACGCTGGGCGTCACCAAACTATTCGGCCAAAAGTTTGTAGCCGAGTCTGCCGAGGCCAAGCGCATCGACCAAGCCCAATCCAACTCGGTCCTATCGATCATCAGCCAAGAACTAGAGTCCGCCCTCAACCAGGCCTTCGCCTTTGCGGCCCAGTACGTGGGCATGGAACCTCCCGAGATCACAATCGACCGCGACTTCGACTATTACCGCCTGATCGGTCAAGACGTCGCTGTCCTGAGTCAACTCAACGAAGCAGGCAAGATCAGCGATGCCATGTTGCTGGAAATCCTGCGCCGGGGCGAAGTCCTCCCCGACAACATCAGCATCGAAGACGAACTGGAGGCCAGCACCACAAACGCACTGGCATTACCGGAAGCCGCCGAAAACACCGGCGACGAGGACATGAAAGAACGCGCCGAGATGAACCCCGACCGCGTTGACCGTCTGATTGAACTGCTGTCTCGCTAATGGCCACCAAAACCGAGCAGCTCACCCTTGCTCAAGTCACAGCCCTGGTGCGCCTAACTCAACGAGTCGAGGCGTTCAATACGATCCACTCCGGCACGACACCGCCGGATGCCACGACGGGCACAGTAGGCGATTGGTTTATCCAAACGGACCCGTTAACGATTTACGGCCCCAAAACCAACAACGGCTGGGGCAGCGGCGTGGAACTGGCCACCCGCACCCAGCTCACAGGCTTAACGGTAGGTGGCGGCTTACCGGGAAGCGGTAGCGGCAGCGGTGCGACCATTGCGATCGGCACTGTAACAACTGGTGCGCCAGGCACAGACGCCACTGTTACAAATGCGGGTACAAGCACTGCTGCGGTATTTAATTTTGTAATTCCCCAGGGCAACACAGGCAGCACAGGCAGCACCGGAGCCACAGGTCCGCAAGGCCCTACAGGAGCGGCAGGTTCACAAGGCCCTACAGGAGCGACAGGAGCGACAGGTGCACAGGGATCCCAGGGTGAAACCGGCCCGCAAGGTCTACAAGGTATTCCGGGTGTGCAGGGCGCAACAGGCCCGCAAGGTTCTCAAGGCGAGCAAGGACTTCAAGGTATCACTGGCGCAACCGGGCCAACAGGTGAAACAGGCCCTCAAGGCCCGCAAGGCACTGCCGGGACAGCAGCAACAATCACGATTGGCGCTGTTAACACAGGTAGCGCCGGCTCCAGTGTTGTAGTAACAAACAGTGGCACGAGCGCAGCTGCCGTGCTGAATTTTACGATCCCCAGAGGTGACCAAGGCGATCCGGCTTCAACCAACGATGGAACCTACTGATTCTTTTCTTGTAAACTAAGACTGTCCAAGTAGTACAACATCGTGCCAGAAGACCAGAACGCACCAGTAGTTCCCGTGGAGCCTGGTGTTCCCCAGCCTGTGGCTGAGAGTTCCGACTTGGCCAG